TAAATAAAAAGCTATAGTGGAGAAAATTTATTTTCAAAAAGACTTGACTTTTACAATTATTTGTTGTACCTTTACATCCACACTACTTGAACAACTATAGAATAATACGTGTTAGTAGTATAGGGGGAACCCCGTAAGGTTTTCCCAACCTCAGAGAGATTGGTTAGATGTTAGGTTGAGTTTTCCCTGGCATGAAGAAGTTCGACTCTTCTTTCTCTGACTATCGAGGAACAACTCAGATAGGTCTGATAGAAAATAGGGATAAATCTATTGGAGGCACCAGTAACCTGAGTTGTTCCTTCCCCAATTAAAAAGGAGTAAATCTCTAAACTTCAGTAGCCTAATAAAAAATGGATGACTGTTGGATCGTGTAAATTTTACTTCTTTTATTTTATCTTTGAAGGTTTAGCGTTAAATGACCTTCCTTAAACTACAGTCGCCCACCTGGGTAGTTTAGGTTTGCTTCACCAGGGGGTTGGCTTTAATTATGACCTTACTAAAGTAAGGAATATAAAAAATAAATAAATGGAGAAATTTGATTTTTTAACAGCTACAGACGAAGAGATTGAATCTTATGTTAGAGAGGGTTTAAAGGATCTACCTGAAGGAGGGTATGAGATAAGTGATGGTGATAAATGGCTTATCTTTACTGGCAGAGAAGGTAAGATCAATTCTGAGATAGCTTTTTTAAAGGTGGCTAGAGATAGAATAAATGATAAATTATGTTAGATATTGATATATATGATGTTACGGTTCATTGGTTTTTAGGTAGTGATGCAGATACCCTTATAAAGACATTTGTAGAAAGAGGAGGAGCACAAGGTAAAAAGTTAGAATTGAGTCGTGATGATAGAAGTGATATAATTAGTGGATTTAAAGATGAAGATCAGGGGTTTGTTCTAGCCCCATCAGCTTCTCCAGGACATATAATTATATGGTTGGAGGTCTTTAATGGGGATGCTAAATCAACAGGATTACTAGTTCATGAGGCAACTCATGTAGCCATAGCAATATTTGATAGGATAAACTCTAGAATAAATGAGGAGACAGAGGAACATTTTTGTCACCTATTACAGCACTTATCATGTAAATTAATAGAAAGATACGCAGGGAAGAATGGAGATAACAATACCAACGGAAAAGAAGGATATGTTCAAGAACTGGTTAACGTTCCTGAACCCAATTCTAAAATTAAGAGAGCAAACTGAGTTGCCACTATTGGCAGCCTTCTTGCTATTACATTATACATACAGGGATTATAAAGAAGATACACTATACGAACTACTATTTTCCCCAGAGACGAAGAAAGGACTTAGAGAGAAGTTAGGAGTATCTGAAAAAAGCTTTAACAAATCATTTAAGGGGTTACATAATAAGGATATGATATTAAACGGTAAGCTTCATCCTAATATAATTAAGTACCCAACTGACGGAAGATTTGAACTGTTGTTTAGATTTAAACTTGTATGATAATAGATCAATTCGAGCTAGTCTTACCAGACTTAGACAGTCTTCTAGACTTTTACCACGTTAAAGATGATTATAAAAGAGAGCTTGAGGAAGTGAGCTATAGTGTAGATTTTTCAGAAACAATCTATAAGGACGATGGAACTTATAGTGTAACAATATTAGTAGTACATGATAAAGACTAGTAAAGAGATAGTAAAGGAATTGTCCAGAGAATTTGGTTTACCCGAATACATGGTAAAGAATGTAGAGAGCAGTATGTACTCTTTTCTAAAGGCAGCCTTTATTAATTTAGAATCTGTTATGCTGCCATATATAGGTAAATTTTCTACTACATATGCAAAAGTTAAAGGAGATAGCGGAAGCGATAAAGAACAAAGCAAGTGGACACGCAAAGCTTCGAGCGACAATAAGAAAAAAAGTATGTATGGAATGTCCACACAACATAAAAAAGATAACGTGCGGTAAGTGTCTATGCTTTATAGACATAAAAATATTTTCAAATAAGAACAGTTGTCCTGAAAAAAAGTGGAAAGAATGAATATAGAAATATCTTACTATCAAGACGTATTAAAACATGATCCTAGTGATCCCTCTTTAGATGTGGTGATAGCAAGGAATAAGCTATTCAAGAATGATATAGACACAAAAGATATAACTGTTGTATCTTGGTATTATAATAAGAAGGGCGAGAGGATTAAATCAAAGTGCCAGATAATACACAAGGATTTAGGAGTACTAGTAGTTAATACGCCTTACGATATAATGAGAGAACGTAAAGCAAATAAACCAATAACAATAAAAGGATTTAAAAAATGAGTGAGGAAAAAGATTTCGTATTTAATGATTATATAAAACCTACTAGGGATTATGTAGTATTAGAAGAATTGAAGATGGGCAAGGTTAATGGTATATTTATACCAGACGGAGCTGAAGAAACAGCAATAGGTTTAAAAGTTGTAGCTATAGGGCCACAAGTTACGTCAGTAAATGTGGGAGACTTAGCAATACCTAATGGTGCTTTACAAAGTATAGAGCTATTTAATAAGAAGTGGTTATGGGCTAGTGAGGTTTCTATTGTAGGAGTTATAACTCCTGAAGGTGAAGAGTACAACAATATTTGTAGGATAGCGCCGCTTACCTCTAATGGAGAACATGCTACTAGCGGCAAACAAATCCTACTTGGGAATAATGATACAAGTATTATCCACTAATGAATATAGTAGATTATTGGAATATCTCAGGTAATTTTTGGGAGGCGAATCCTCAATTAATTGCTCATCCAGTACTTAAACTACTTCATAAAGGTGATAAGACAAGAGGTAAAAAAGAGAGCTCACGTATTATGTGGGCTGTTGCTTTAGCTACTGATTTTAGTTCTAAATATAAGGGGATTGAGATAGAAGGTAGAAAGGATCTTATTGCTAAGGAGTATCTTGAGGATCCAAAGTTTGATTGGGATAGTGTACAGAAATATATAGATGTTTGGATTACATTTCTTTCACCAGCACAGAAACATTTAGTTTTGTGGGAAAGAATTTTGCAAGAGAAGAGTCTTTATATGGAAACTTTAAACTATGCAGAGCATGGTATGGAGTTAGAGAAGATGCTCAAGACTAATGGGGATCTATATAGTGAACTAACTAGACTTAATAAGATGTTAGCTGAAGAAGAGGGTGCAGGACACGTTAAAGGTGGTGCACATGAGTCATTAAGCGAAACTGGAGAAATATAAATAATGTGGATTAACGATAGTCTTTTCTTAGAGAAAGAAGTACCTGAACATCATCCGCTGAGTCTTGAGTATAGAACATACTGGAAAGAACAGAAGAAGAGATGTATCGAGGGGTACTGGGTTGGTGGTAAATGGATGCCAGGCAATCTCTATTTTTATATTAACTTTTGGCATATCTTACTTAATAAGTCGAAGAACTCTAAGACTAAGGAAATGGGCAGGCCACTGCTTATGGACTTTATGTGGGACATAGCCTATTATTGGGCAGAAGCCCGTGGGTTTACGGGGTTTTTAAATGACCCAGCTACAAGATTATATGCTGATGCCCTCCTAGATAAGGGGGCTACAGAAGAAGGTCTCGCCAGCTTACACGAAAATATAGTGGTTCCAAGGAAGGGTATAGTAGAAACTACCAAAGACTTAGGGCCACCTCTTTATTTAGACGAAGCAAAGAATTTGATGTGGATGGCTAACAGGGGACCAGGTAAATCTTACTTTGCGGGTGGGGCCGTGGTGGGTCATGAATTTCTTTTTGATGGAAAGAAATTTTACGATAAGGACTTAGCTAAGTACTATGGAACAGACCCAACATCTGTATCTACTACTGAGGTATTAGTCGGAGCTGGAGATGCGAAATACTCCTCTGATTTATTAAAGAAAGTTAGGTACGGCTTTGACACATTATCTGGTGGTATGATGATTGGCGAAGATTACTATCCACCACCATTAAGTAAGATCTATACAGGTACGTGGTCTCCTGGTAAACAGATAGAGCATTACTATAAGAAGAAGATTGGTGGAACTTGGATGGACTTCGGTACAAGATCCTCAATAAAGCATAGAACATACAAAGATAATCCATTTGCTGCACAGGGTACTAGACCAGCAGTAGCTGTTAAGGAAGAGATTGGTATGTTTGGTAATTTAATGGCCTCACACGAGGCAGATGTTGAAACTCAGAAGATGGGAACCTACAAGTTTGGTTCTACATTGTTTATGGGTACAGGTGGTGATATGGAAGGTGGAACACAGGATGCATATAAGATGTTCTATGATCCAGAGACATATGATTCACTAGTGTTTGATGATGTGTGGGAGCACAGAGGAGATATAGGATATTTCTTACCTTCTACATACGGTAAACTTCAGTATAAAGATGCTAATGGTAATACATTAGAGGATCTAGCCTATAAGACAGAGGCAGAAGCTAGGGAGAAGCTTAGGAAGGGTAAAAATGCAACAACTGCATTAGACGCGTATATACAATACAACCCAATAGTACCTTCTGAGGTATTTCTTACCCGTACAGGTAACATTTTCCCAAAAGCAGAACTCTCTGAATGGTTATCTATATTAGAGACTAATAAGACCTATATAGATGCAGAGTATGTAGGAGAAACCTTTATGAGTGCTGAGGGTATAGTTACTTGGAAACCTGATTTGGAGGGGAAGATAAGTATTCTAAGGGATTTCCCAGTTAATGTAGGAAAGACTGATACAACTGGGGGATTAGTTATATGGGAACATCCTTTTAAAGATGATAATGGTGAAGTTCCCTTTGGACTTTATATAGCAGGTACTGATCCATATGATCATGATGAGTCTGGCACACCATCATTAGGATCTACATTTATTTATAAAACATTTCACACAGTAGGTAGCTGGGCATTTTTGCCTGTAGCTGAATATACTGGACGTCCTAAAGCAGAGAATTACTATAAGAATTTAATACAACTTCTTATATATTATAATGCTAGATGTCTTTATGAGAATGAGAAGAAGGGATTACACCAATACGCAGAGATCAAGAATTATGATTATCTGCTTATGGAGCAGCCTGGATATATTAAAGATGTTATTCCTAACTCTACCGTAAATAGAGTAAAGGGTATACATATGAATACACAGTTAAAGGTACACGGAGAAGCATTAATTAAAGATTGGCTTGAGGAGGAATATTCCCCTGGAAGACTAAATTTAACTAAGCTACGATCTATACCATTACTAAAAGAACTAATCTCCTATAATAGAGATGGTAACTTTGATAGAGTAATGGCATTTATGATGTGTATGTATGCTACGAAAGAAAGAGAAAGATTAGTTACCTCACATGTAACAAGTTATAAACCAATACATAAATCAGACTTCTTTATGAATGTGGAAAAGAATAAGATTCCAGACCACTTCTTACAGGGAAGCAAGACAGCACAAACATGGATATAATATCATCAAGTGAATTCCCCCGACAGAAAGTATCTTGGGGAACGAAGAGCACTACAGCGTGGAAAGAGGGGAGTGTAGATGCAACTATAAAAGTTTGTAATACTTATGGACAAACTCGAAGACCTGATCCTAGATCAATGAAGCGAAACTATGATCTATTAAACAATAAGATTGATAAAAAAGATTTTGAATATGTACTTAATCCATATAATCTATCTGCAGAAGTATTAAATAATTATAAATTTCCAGCGAGCTTACAACCATATGATGTGGTATCACCGTTGTTTATGTTATTATTTGGAGAAGAGGCTAAAAGACCTTTTGATCCAATAGTAATGGCAGTTAATAGTGATGCAGCTAATAGTAAATTAGATGCTAAGAAGGGGTCGTTGTTACAAATGGTGCAACAGATGCTTACTCCTCCACAAGAGGAAGGCCAAGAACCACCACCAACTCCTGAAGCAGTACTTCTAGAAGCGCAGTCTAATCTTAGAGAAACTAAGGAGGAGAAGGCACAACACCTACTTAATTATATTATTAAGAGGCACAATCTAGTGGATGTATTCCAAGAAGGTTGGAAAGATGCTTTAGTAGCTGGGGAAGAGATCTATAGTGTTGATATGGTAGCCAATGCTCCTACAATACGTAGAGTTAATCCTTTAGAAATATCTTATACCTTACCTAATAACTCTTATTACATTGATGAGTCAGAGAAGATATATGAAAGAAACAAGATGTCTGTCTCTTCTATTATAGATGAGTTTTATGAGGTATTAACTCCAGCTCAGATAGATAGGCTAGAATCTTGGAAAGAAGGTGGACTAGGGGATTATAATTTTTATAATGAAGGGCCAACTGTAGAGACATATACTGCTCCAGCTGGAATACCATCCGTTCATAGTATATATGATTTAGAGGATGATCAAAGAGAATACTATATAGATGTACACAGAGTTAGGTGGAAGTCCAAGAAGAAACTAGGATTCCTAAACTTTATAGATCCTGATACAGATGAGCCACAGGAAGAGTTAATAGATGAGTTCTATAAAATTCCTGCTGAATTTAAAGACGACCCATCAATGTTTATTGAGTGGTTCTGGGTTAATGAGTATTGGGAAGGTACGCGAATAGGTAAGGATATGTATATAAATATCAGACCTAGGAAACATCAGATGAGGCCTTTGGATAATCTATCCTCATGTCGTTCTGGTTATACAGGTACTGTATATAGTGCTACTAATAGTCAAGGTGTATCCATGATGGATAGAATATACCCTTGGATTATGTTATATATCATTATATGGTATAGACTTGAATTGCTATTAGCAGCTAATATGGATAAGATAGCCCTGATAGATACATCTCTTATTCCAGATGACTGGGAGATGGATAAATGGTTATTCTATGCACAGACTATGAAGATAGGATTTGTAAACTCTTATAATGAGGGGGCTAAAGGAGAGCGTATAGGAAGGGTTAATCAATCTACTCAGAATAAACATCTAGACTTATCTACTGGACAATCAATACAATTCTATACTAACTTAGTGGAGGTTATTGAGAATAAGATAAAAGATACTACTGGTATTACAGACCAAAGATTAGGGGCTATATCAGCATCTGAATTAGTAGGTAATACACAAAGAGCGGTATTACAATCTTCCCATATTACAGAAGAGTACTTTAGAGTACATACTAATGCTAAACTAAAGGTTTGTGAATTAGCTGTAGAATTAGCTAAACACTCTGTAGCTAGTGGAGAGACATCTTTTCAGTATATTACAGACGATATGGCACAAGTCATGTTTACTATAGGAGATACTGAGTTATTAGATAGAGACTTTGGCATATTTATAGGTAATGGGCCTAAAGAGTTTGAGGCACAACAGAATCTTAAACAATTATTACAAGTTGCAGTCCAAGCCGATAAGATTGATATGTCAGATGTTGTTGATATAATTAACTCTAATTCATTAACTACTCTTAAAACTAGATTGAAGAAGTCTGAATCAGATAGAAGACAACAAGCACAAGAGATGCAGAAGCAGCAGTTAGAGCAAGTGCAACAAGCTCAACAACAAGCAGCTGAACAGAGGGAAAAAGAAATGGCTCTTACCCAGTATAAGATTGATGAAGATAATAAGACTAAGTTGGAAGTTGCTGCAATAGGGACTTACAATAGACAGATGGAGTTAGACCAGAATAATAATGGAATACCAGATCCACTTGAGTTAGCTGACTTAGCTATCAAGGGGCATGCGGTAACTTCTAAAGAAAATATAGAGAAATTAAAAATAAAACAAACTGAGGTTCAAAATAAATCTCAGGAGAAAATTGCTACTTTGGCAGATAAAACTAAGCGAAAAGAGATAGAAAGTAAAGAAAGAATCGCTAAGTCAAAACCCAAAACAAAAAATTAAGCTATAGTGGGAGCAAAAAACTTTTGCTGTACTATTGACTTTAAAGTAAAATTGTTGTATATTTGCAAGTTAACAAATTAAAAAGAATGGAAAAAGGATTAAATCTTTCAATTCTAGATGGAATTCCCGCAATTGAGCAGGATAGTGTGAGTGAAGCAGAGATGATTAACATCCCTTCAGAGTTACCCAACCTAGATTTTGAAGAACAGGAAAAGGTAGACAGTGGTGATGTTCCTCAGCCAGGAGCAGAAGTAACTGATACAGATGATTCAGATGATAGTGGATTTGATGAGCCAGATGAGTCTGGTAATTTAGATGATACTTCAGATGATAATACATCTTTAAATAAAGTGTGGGTTGAATGGGCTGCTGATATGGGCCTTCTAAAAGTAGAAGAAGGAGAAGTAGTGGAAGACTCTGATGAGTATCTAATTAATAAGTTTAATGCTCGTATTGACGAGGGTATAAATTCTAAATTAGAGAACTTACCAGAAGATCTAAAATATTTAATAGCTAACTATACAGAGGGTGATGATATTAGAAAATACATGCAGTCTGAGAGTAGGGTTATAGAATATAGTAATATTGACCCAGCAGCTTTATCTGAGAATATAGATGCACAAAAAGAGCTTGTAGCTACAGATTTAAGAAATCGTGGTTTAGCTGAAGAGTCTATTCAATCTAGATTAGATAAGCTAGAAGAAGCAGACATCCTAGAAGATGAAGCCCATTTAGCATTAAGTGCTTTAACAAAAGTAGAAGAGGCTAATAAGCTAAATATTCGAAAACAAGTGGAGATACAAAGACAAACAGAACAAGCTCAAGTGCAGAAGGTCTATGATGACTTGAAAACAAGCATAATGGCTAAAACAGAGATTCTACCTGGTATAGCAGTAACAGAAGCACAGAAAAAAGCTTTAGTAGACCTAATAACCAAACCTATTGCTAGAGATTCATATGGAAACCCGATCAGTGGTTTAAATAAACTACAGATGAGTGATCCAAACTTTCTAGAGAAGGTTGCGTATGTAGCTGGTATTCTTAATTGGGATATGGGCACAATTACACGATCTGCTAATACTAAATCTACATTGAAACTTAAAAATCGTGTAGATGGGGTATATACTAATGATTCTAAATTAAAAGGAATTGATATAAAGACACTTAAACAAGGTATGCGTCGTTATAGAAATAATAACAGTTTTTTAAAAAAGTAAACTAAAAAATGTCAACACAGTCACAAAAACTTAACCCGCTACAGGTTAGCTATGCTAAATCGTGGTCGGGTCTGACGACTGAAAACCATCTTTATGCGATCTACCAAAAGGAGCCTCAATTAGCTTCTCAGATTGTTACGGATGTATTCAGTAAGATGCGGTACATGGGTTTAGATTCATTCTTATCTAAATATCCAACTAAAATGTTACCTACCGATGCGGAATTCCGCTGGATGTTAAAAGGTGATGATAGGAAAGCGATCCCTATTATATCCTTTAGCGCAGTAGATAGCACTCGCCCAGGTTTGAACAAAACCTCATTCGAGTTAACTCTCTCTGAGAGATACTACGAGCCATCAGATTATCTTATCTTAGATGATAGAGAATATGGTGTTCGTATAATGGATGATGGGCATGCCAGTGGAACTAATTGGACTTACACAGTTCAACATCAGAGTCCATCTGACAACCACTATATTCCAGCAGGATTGCTTGTTGCAGGCCGTAAGGTTTCTAAGCAGAACAACCTTGTAACCAACACTCTTAACAAAGAGTATGGTGGAGTACAGTTCACATCTCATTTCGAGCTTCGTAATGACTTTACTACTATGTCTAAAACATATGTAGTTCCTGGTAACATGCATGATGTTCCTTTGTTAATCAAGTACAGCTTTGACGGTAAGCCCGTAACAGTTTGGACTAGATGGCAGGAAATGGTTGCAGACTTCCAATGGAAGAAGGAAGCAAACAGTGAGTGCATGTATGGGCAATCTAATCGTAACGCTGATGGTAGTTATTCTAGCAAAGGTTCTAACGGATTCCCAATTAAGCGTGGTGCTGGTTTGAGACAACAAATCTCTCCATCTCACAAATTTTATTACACTACATTTACCTTAGATTATTTGCAGGAAGTTCTGCAGAATCTTTCTATTAACATTCTTCCAGAAGATGATAGAGAATTCTTAATCCTTACAGGTGAGCGTGGCATGTTTCAGTTCTCTCAAGCAGTAGAAGACAAAGTCGCAGTTTTCCAACCTCTAGGAGATCCAGGTAGATTATTTGGTGAAAACATTGATAACCTAGGATTTGGTGGTCAGTACAGACGTTTCAAAGCATACAACGGTATTAACGTTACTGTAATGCATATGTCTGAGTATGATGATATGGTAGACAATCGTTTGGAACATCCAGATGGTGGTTTTGTTGAAAATTATCGTATGACTATCATGAACGTAGGAACTACCAATGGTGAGCCTAACATTCAGAAAATGGGTGTCAATAAGCGTATGGATATGAAATGGTATGTACCAGGTTCAACCACACCTTTTGGTCCTCAGTCTGGTGGAATGGGAGCATCTAAAGTAGATGGTTATGAAGTATTCCGTCAAACTACACAATCAATTAAGTTGTGTAATCCGTTGTCAGCTGCTGAAATAATTCCAGCAATAACAACACAGTATTAATAAAATATAAATAAATGGAAAGTGTAAAAGAAATGGAAGGAGTTCTTGACAAAATTGTAGGCGTATTCGTTTGCAAACCTGCTAAGAAAACATACTTATCTAATATAGATCATACTCACAGTGGGGCTGTACTATTTGATAAGGCTGTATTCTCCTATGCAGCAGAGAGAGATCCATTTACAGGTCTAGTGAACACTGGGTTAACCAAGGAAGAAGCTAGGGCTTTGGAGGAGGCTTTAAATTATGAGCCTAATTCTCTACATCCTAATAATATGAAAACTATTGTTAAGAATGGAGAGTTTAGTTGGGCACATTTTTTCATCAAGATACCCAAAGAGGGTTTAGTAATTGATGCTAAAAGATCTCCAAAGGATAAATTAATTTTACGGGTTCTACAAGCAGGTTCTAGAGTAGCCAAAACTACTGCAGAACTTGCTGATGATCCTATGAAATACGAGTTAGTTCTTGTCTCGGAAGAATCAGAAAAGAAAGTTGCACATGGAGGCCTTGCTACAAAACGCAAAGCGTTCTCCAGGTTTAACGAAATGACGATTCAAGATATGATTGACTTTCTTGATGTTTATCAAGAGGGAATGTATAAAGTTGGACTAGAGAGTACTCCAGATTTTATCGAGGGTGAAGTAGGTAAGGTAGTTGACGCTGCCCCTGAAAAATTCTTAGATACACTTCAGAGTGCATACTATAAGACTACAATCTTCCTCTTTAAATGTCTAAGGTCAAACATTATCTACAAACAGGGCACAAAATACATGCTTGTAGAGGGCGATGTATTAGGGGGGTCTCTTTTAGAGGCCGTTAGAAATTTGGAAGATCCTGATTACAATAATGTCAAACTTAGTTTAATTACTAAACTTGATGCTAAGAATGAAATTCCAATAAAAAAGAATGTAGTTAAAACCAAAGCAAAATCGAAAGATGACAGTAGCGGAGATGCATAATGAATTTAGGATAAGATTTGATAACATAGCTTCATTTTCTAATCCTGAATACACACCTGAAGAGATTGATTTTTTTCTAAACAGTGGGCAAGAGGAACTTTTAATAGTTATTAAGGCTGACGGTATAGAGAGAAATCAAACTTATAGGGACTTCCTTGCTAATATTACAACAAACTTTGATTCAACTGCATTTGTAACCAATTCTTCAAACCATGTAAATGGTGTGTTTGTGGCATTACCTACCGACTACAGAACAGCCTTAGAAGAGGCAGCTGAGGTCACATATAACGACTGTAATGGAACGTCCACTACAAACCGCATACCTATTATACCCACAACACACGACAGGTTAGGAGAAGAAGTTAGAAACCCCTTTAAAAAGCCAAAATCTGATGGTCGAGTTTTGTCTCTCCCATTTTCACGTTTAGCTGGTACACCTACGCAACAAACCGTAGAGTTGATCGGATCTACTGATTTTACAATTAGTAAGTATTTTTTAAGATACTTTAGAGATCCCCTAACAATTCAATACGGTACACAATATGCGATAGCTGGTCTTAATATAGATTGTGAATTAAATAATGAGGCACAAGATTGGATTATAGAAAAATCTGTTCAGATTGCACTTGACTCTACAGCTCAATTGCAAAGATACCAGATGAGTAAACAAACCGAATTAATTAATAAACAAGATGACCTTAATAACTAAGATAGGGGCACATAATAGATTAACAAAGCTGTTACCTGGTCAACCAGAGAATCAGCCATCTAGAGTTCAAGAATTAAATGAGGTTATTGAAGAAATAAATTCTACAGATTCAGGCTCTATCATAGTAACAACTGGAACGAATACTCCAACTATAAACTCAAGGATTGGAAGATTTACGAGTGCTGCGCTTACAACAGCTGCAGTTAGTTCAGAAATATTTACCATCACTAACTCTAAAGTTAAGGTTGGTCAATCAGTTATTGCTTGGATAGAATCTTATTCTGGGACAATCAGCACAAATGGTATACCTGTAATGTATGGGAATACTAGGGCTGATAAGTCTATTACTATAACTATTGCTAATGTCCATGCTAGTAACGCCTTGAGTGGTACTGTTACAATTGGATTTATAGTTATATAAGTTAAACTTTTAATATTTAAAAAAATGTCTGTACAAACAGCAAAAAACAACACACACACATTTGTAGGTCTAGATGTAGCTCGTACTGCGAGTGTACAATATTCAGATTCACAAATTGCTGCTACATATTTAGCAGATGGTGAAATACTTGTAACTGGCTTTGATGGTGCAGTTCTAACTAATGCAGCTACTATAACTACTGATCCTAAGATTCGTCTAGTTATGCGTGCGGGAAATGATTTAATTTATTCTCCTTGGATACGTGGTGTAGATACAGTTGCATGGAATGGAGCCTCTTATGTCGCTCCAGTAGAACAAATCTATACAATTGGTTACAATGGAGTTGCAGGTTCTTCTATAGATACGGCAACAACAAATGCCTATCAGATGAATATTTCTTATACATTTGATGAATCTATGTGGTCTGAGCAAGGTAATTATGAGCATTATGCTCTTGATCCAGCGGAGATAACATCTCCTAC